TCTTTTATTGGATTCCAGCTTAAATATTTTATTTTAGAGTATACATAAGTATACCCATCATCACCTAGTCCTAGTAATTTATTTCCATCTTTTATTATTTGTATTATTTTCATATATTTGTTTTTATTTAGTTTTTATAATATTGTTCATATCCACTTAATCTTTCTGGTTTCATTTGTAATCCTACATATCCTGATACACCTGTTGTATTTTGTTCAATGAGTCCTGTTTCTTCTGAAAAAGTTTTCAAATCTCTTGAGAACTTTATAAATGTAAAAGCTAAATGTTTTGTCTTGGTACAGTAAGAGGTGTATTCTTCATACAAGTCATCTTGTGTTTTAAGTTTTTCAGAATCTTTATTTATTTCTACAAAATCATAAGTATGATAAATAAAAGCTCGGAGTGAAGATGAGGCTTGTTTGTTTTCTTCTAATATGTTTTTACTATCTTCTGATAGGTAGAATGAGCCTCTTTTTCTTAAATCATCAGCACCATCTAAAGCCCAATTAAGTATTCCTGAACCTTCCTCTTGTAACAACACCTTGTCATATTCATCTATTCTTTCTGTTTCTGGTACTTGATATGTGAATGGTATGATAATCATTCTATTTTCCATACCTTTTGAATCCTGAAACTTTGGCAACGTGTTACATGTTACAAGAAACTTACATCTTACTTTATATGAGAAAGCTGGTTTATACTTTGGTGATATTTGTGTTGAACCTTCTGCTGATATTGAAGTGAAGCGAGATGAATCGAGATACATAGCAGAACCTTCATCAGAAAAGTTTAACTGTTTTCCTATAATAGGCTCTATTACCGATAATGAAGATGAAGCTATATCTGCAACTGATAGGTTAGATACGTTTGAATCCCCAATTAAACCTGACTCAACCTTTCCAACTGTTGATTTACCATTACGAGCAACAGCACCATACAAATAGAACACTTTGTGCTTTGGGTTTCCGTTGGTTGCTATAGTATACCCAAACATATCTTTAAGCATTATGTCTGTACCTATGTTCTTTTGACTTATTGTTTTTATGAATATTTCAAACTTAGGACACTTTGCATCAGGTAAATAATCAAATGGTGCTTGAGATGTTGAAAAGTATGTGGGTGTATGAGGTATTAATGTTCGTGTTACAGGGTCAAGTAATCCATTTTTAACATTGATATACCATTTTTGTGCATGAACTGTATCATCAACAAAACGTCTACCATTATCAAAATTTAACAAACATGCAATTCTTGCTATGGTATCTTTTATCTTACTTTGTGATGTTCTGTGTTCAAGTAACTCTTTCTCTCTAAAAAACTTATCAACAAGTAGTTTTACATTTTCATCTTCAAGTTTTTTATACACACCACTTTCATATTTATAGAATGATGTATGGTTTCCTTGTTGATACACAACTAAGTCTGTGTACTTGTTTATAAATTCTTCATCTATATTATTATATATTGATGACAGTTTTGGTTTAGCTTGTGCTAATGCTTGAAGTGCAAACGTATCTACTTGTTTAGATTTTAGAAAAGTTTCTATTTCTTCTGGTGTTACGTTCTCAAATCCTTCTGCAAATTTATCAATATCAGCTCTTGATAGTTTTGGATTTGCTTTAATTTTTTTATTTAATGCTTCAATGAAGTTGTAATGAGGTTTAAGTGTTTTCATTATCTTGTAAAGTGCTTAGTTGCTAATTTTGAGTTTTGTAATATCAACTCTCTTGCTGTTTTTTTATAATCTCCATTATATTGTAGTGATGCTAGAGCATTGAACTTAGTGTAGCCTTTAAATTGTATAAGGTCTGTTGATGTAGTAAATGGAATAAGTAGGTCATAATCTCCCCAATTAGTTGAAGCTGATACTCCATCTTTCTTCCCTGGTCTTCTCCAATATTGCACACCTGTGTTTCTTAAAGGTCCAACAGTTGTCCAACCTAATGGCATTAATACTTCTGCCCATGTTGCAAGTGCGTTGTAAATATCTCCAGGCTTTGCATTGCCTTCAAAATGATGAGGTAATGGTTTGTATGGTTTTATATCTTCTTGTGCAACCTCTTTCTCTGGTTTAAGTGCATCTAGTACCATTGCCAATACATCGTCAGGTACAGGTCCAATAGGTACATCATTTACTACTGTATATGTTCCATTTGGATATGTTGTTGGTGGTAGAAAAGCTAAAGCCCCGTTTGATTGTATATCTACATCTTTTAATATTCCATCTTGTGGTTTCTTTTTATGTTTTGTTGATTCAAGTAATGGGTCGTATTTACAGTAGAAGTGATAACCTCCTGACGGTGTTCTCACCTCATACATTCCTTTGTTTAAGAATGGTGTTGGGTCGCCCTCTTTTTTAGTATCTACATCAAAGACTATTAGGTCTGATATCTTGCCACAGACTACAGCTAAGTTTTCTGTTGGCATATTATAAAATCTTGCTAACTCCTGATTGGTTGGTTTTCTGTGTTGAAACTCTGTCCACTTTGTTACAGTCTTTTTTAAATTTGTTCCAGTGTTAAAAAATGAGAAACCTTTTTTTATGTACTCATTGTAATATTCTTGTTTTGTTTTCATTGTGCGTATTTGTTTTTATTATGTTGTTAATTCGAATCATGTTCCTAATTATAAACTATTGAAATGTTTTTGCAACTCTTTACTTTCTTTATGGATATGTTAAGATATTTATAGGCGTATTTGTTTAATTACAATTAAGTCGAATCAAGAACTGACCCCAAAGTAACTCAAGCTATGCCTGAGTGAAAAAAAGGGGTTTTTTCTTTGTTTTGGAGAGAATATAGGGGATAATCCCCTATATATAGGGGATTCAAAAACCATATTCCCTATTTTTTGAGCCTTATAGAATAAGGATATTGTTATAAATATAGGGGATATTGGTATTTTTTAATATAAAATATATATATAATAGAATACATACCTATACTATATATATGCATATATCTACGTATATATATAAAACTTTTGTAGCCAAAATATCCCCAATCCCCTATATATTCATAATAACTATATACTATAAGGGTAAAAAAATAGGGGATTTAAATAATATCCCCTATATTTGCAAACCAACCCACATATTTGTATAATTTGAGGTATGAAAACAATAATAATAATGGTGGTCTTATTAATATCAACAAGTATAGTAGCTAGTGCTATCATAGACCAGAGAGTAGACACTATACAGATATATGGAGCTTTCCAATCACAAAATCAATTATCAACATATAAGTTTGTAGACGATAAGGTAACTTGCTATGGACAAGTAGCTAAATTAAATAATGTAGTAACATCTCAGTCATTGAGTTGTGTTAAGTAAGGTGGTATAATTTTAGGTATGGCAGGAGGAAGATTAACTGAATATAAAAAAGAATACATACTAAAAGTAGATGAGTACCTTTCAACATGTGGCGAAACTGAGGGTATTTTTCATAAAACAGTTGGCAGTAGTTCAAACAGCTATGAAAGAATGTTTGATGTAAAACTTCCTAAGATTGAGGGATTTGCACTTTTTATTGGTGTACATAAAGATACTATCTATAAATGGGAGAAAGAAAACATTGACTTCTCCGACGCGTTAGAGAAAATAAGAGGTAAACAACATGAGATTTTAGTTGATGGTTCTTTATCAGGTAGATTAAATCCAAACATTTCAAAGATGATGTTATCATCAAATCATGGATATGTTGACAGAAAGGACGTTACATCAGATGGCAAGGCAATTAATCTTAATTTCGACAGTTCATTTAATGAATAATGTTACTACACCTAGCACAAAAGAATATTGTAAAATCAAAAGCACGTTTTAAAATTGTCAGGGCAGGGAGAAGAAGTGGTAAAAGTTCTGTTGCAATAGAAATAATGGTATTTAAAGCAGTCTCAGGAAAAGATAGAAATGTTTTTTACATTGCACCAACACAAATACAAGCTAGAAAGATTATATGGGAGGCTTTAAAAAGCAGACTTGCAAAGGTTGGTGAACCAAATGAATCAAGACTTGAAATGAAAGTACCAACAACAGATGGTGGTTTTTCAACAATATACGTTTCAGGTTGGGAGAATAGAGAAAACTTTAGAGGATTAAAAGCACATCTTGAAGTATTTGACGAGCTTGACACAATGCGTGATTTTCAGATAGGTTGGCAAGAGATATTTAGACCAGCACTAACTGACACACAAGGGGAGGCAATGTTTATCGGTACACCTAAATCAGAGAATAAAAACTTAAGACGACTTGAGAAGTTAGCAGAAACTGATTTAGATTACCAAGCCTTTAAATTCACCACAGCAGACAATCCACACATAGAGCCGAGTGAAATAGCAAAAGCAAAGCAAGAGCTTGACTACGACACGTATAGACAGGAATACGAGGCAGAATACCTAGACAATCAAGGTTCATTATTTAAGTATGAGGCACTTGTTGATATATTTAGTAACACTGTTACAAAGAATGGTAATAAGTATTTGGTTGTTGATATAGCTGATGATGGCTCTGATAGTACAATATTCTCATTCTGGGATGGATTAGAGGAGTATAGACGTGAGGAATTTGAAAGATTGAATACTGAAATGATTATTGCAAAGATAAGAGAGTATGCTTCTGTTGATAGAATACCTTTCTCAAACATTGCAGTAGATGCCATAGGTGTTGGTGCTGGTGTAGCTTCTTCATCATTGTTAGACGGGATAATAGGTTTTAAATCATCATTTGCACCAATCAAAACTGATATGGATATAGTAAGACTACCTAATGTTAGATACATAACTACAGAGTATTTAACATCTGATTATAAGAACTTACGTTCACAATGTGTATTTACTTTAGCAGACTATACAAACAATCATAATGTTGCGTCCCGTGTTACAGGCAGACAAAAGGAAGCTATCATAGAAGAGTTATCACATTATCAAGACGCTTCTAAAGGAGATGGTAAGCGTATGGCTACACAGAAAGAGGAGATAAAGGAAATGATAGGACATTCACCAGACAGTTCTGATTGCTTTATAATGCGTATGTACTTTGTTGTAAAAGAGAAGTTAGCACCTAATCAAACAGAAAATAGAAGTCAGGTTGTAAACAGACAAAATAGTCAATTCAATAGAAACAGAAATAACTACGAACAAAATTCGACAAAGTAAAAACAATACGATATAATTAAATCATATCAACTAATAGTATCGGTGGGACGCTACTATATAAATGGAAAACACATCAATACATAAAATAGTTCAAGACTTAGAAAACAAGTATGTTTATACTCCTTCACAAATATCTCAATTTGTTGATTATTCTCAATATGAAAACATCAATAGAATTGAAGCATACATTAACGATAAGCACACATCAGGAGATAAAGATGCACTAGGTAGAGATAAACCTTTCTACAACATCACAACATCAGCACGTAACATTTGGTATCGTGCTACAAAAAGAAGATTGAACGATATAAAAATAAGAGCAGACAAGGAAAGTAATGTTTTAGCATCATCACTAGCTACAATACTATTATCTGATTGGTTCAAGAAAACATATTTTGAAACATTCTTAACTAAATGGGGAATGACACTAGCAACTTATGGCTCTGCTATTACAAAGTTTATAGACAAAGGAAGTGAGCTTGATTATTCTGTTGTAAAATGGAATACAGTTATATCAGATAATTTAGATTTTTATAACAATCCAATTATAGAAAAGTTTTACATGAGTCCAGGAGAACTAGCAACAAAGAAAGGTTATGACAAAGACCAAGTAAATGAATTACTAGAAAATCTTACTATAAGAAAGAATTTAAATAAAACAAATGTTGATACAAAAGCAGACTTTGTTGAGTTGTATGAAGTACATGGAATATTTCCTTTGTCGATGATTACAGGAAAGGAGAAAGATGATGATAACTATGTACATCAAATGCACGTTATATCTTATGTAGGTTCAGATTCTAAAAATGACTATAAAGAATTTACACTTGTAAAAGGTCGTGAAGATAAATGTCCTTACATACTTACAAACCTATTACCAGACCCAACAGGACAAAGAGCTATGGGTAAAGGTGCTGTTGAGTTATTGTTTGATACACAATGGATGACAAACCATTCACAGAAACTTATTAAAGACCAGTTAGACCTTGCATCAAAACTTATTTATCAGACAGCTGATGAGTCATTTATTGGTCGTAATGCTACAAGTGAAATAGAGAATGGTGATATATTGGTACACGCTGCTAACATGCCTTTGACACAAGTTAATAATAACAGTCATGACATTACATCATTGCAAAACTTATCAATGGATTGGAAAAATCTATCAACAGATATATCTTCAACACCTGATGCAATGCGTGGAGGTGATATAAAGTCAGGTACAGCATACAGAACACAACAACTTGCAGTTAATGAATCATCATCACTATTTGATGAGATGTCATATAACAAAGATATTGCGTTAAAAGAAATGTTAAGAGAGTTCATAATACCCTATGTAAAGAAAAAAATGGACAGTACAGAAGAGGTAAGTGCAATACTTGATAATAACGACATTAAAAAGATAGATGCTAAATTTGTAAAGAACACTGTTAATAGAGAAGTAAATCAAAAACTTATTGACCAAGTATTTGAAGCTGCTCAAAACCCAGATGCACAAATGCCAACACCAGAAGAACAAGCACAACTTACACAAGAAGGTGAACAAAGTATGCAACAACAATTATCAGAACTAGGCAATCAAAGATTCTTTAAACCTGGTGATTTAGATTCAGCAACATGGAAAGAAAGCATAAATGATTTTGAGTGGGAGGTTGTAATTGACACACCATCAGACCAGAAAGATGTAAACTTGGTAATGGAAACATTAACAAACGTATTGAATACAATAACAGACCCAACAAGAGCTGCAGCATTAAATACTCCTATGGGTAAAATGTTATTTAATAAGATTATATCAATGACAGGTGCAATATCACCATTAGAAATAGCTGATATACAAGCTACTCAAGACATTGCTACACAACAACAAACTATGCAAGCAGAACAACAAATAACAAATCCCCAGATGGCAACATAATATTAATCGCGGTGGGGAATTAATAAATAAATATGAATAAAACAAATAAAAGACGAATAACAGATGCAAGTTTAGCTTTATTAAAGGCTACGTTTGCAGACAATGAAGCACTTTTGATGGCTATGCGTAGAGTATTTCTACAATTACCATTAACACTTGCAGATGTTGATACTTTAACAGCTAATTTTAAAGGTGAGGGTGAACTAAAAGCACTTTTGTCTGATATGTTTAATCCACAAATAAGAGGTGATGAGCCTTTTAACCAAGTAATTGACTTGTGGATGACACTAGAGGTTAAAGATAAAGACTCAGAAAGTGTAGTGTTACAAATAAAAGCAAAAAAGACAGCTATTAATTTTATAAAACAACAGCTAAACAAACTGTTTGACCTTTCACTAGATGAAACTGTAAAATTAAAATCATTAATTGATTTTGATAATATAGATGACTTTAGTTATACAGACGTACATGCTCGCGTTATGGCTAGAAACTTCATAGTACAACACGTTGAGCAACAATTATCAGGTATCAGCATGCTTTCAGGAACAAAAACTGAAACAGTTGAGCAAACAATAGCAAGATTAGAAAAAAATTCAACTAAATAGTTGCATTGGTTTTTTCTCATGTTATAATTATAAGTAATGGAGCAGTATTGACCTCCTAAAAACAATACTAAAAAAAATATGGAAAACGAAAATGGTTATGATGAAACCTTAAATCATCAAGATACAGAAACAGATATCGAACTAGATTTAGATATCGAAACAGAAGATGATGAAATTGATTACAAGTCCGAGTTTGAAAAAAACAAAGAACTTGCAAACAACTACAAAATCAGAGCCGAGAAAGCAGAATCAAAACTTAAACAAGGTTATAAAGCACCAGAAGTTAAGCAAGGTTCAAAATCAGACCTTTCAACAATGGAAGCTATGCTTATCATGAAGTCAAATATAGATATACAAGACGTTGATGCAGTTACTAAATTTGCAAAAATGGAAGGTGTATCAATATCAGAAGCTTTAAAAAGTGATGAGTTAAAAGCAATCATTAATGTAAGGAATGAAAAGAGGAATGTTGCAGAAGCATCACATAGTGGTACGTCAAGACGTTCTTCACCAAAGGTTTCAGATGATTCATTGCTTGCCAATGCTTCAAAAGGAATCTTACCCGATTCAGACGAGGACTTTCATAGATTGCAAGAACTTAGACTGAAAAGGAAATAGGACAAACTAAAAAGTGTTATCGGTGGTTTATTAAATTAAACTATAACATAAAAATAACAAAATGGCAAATACCATATCGTCACGAACATTCCGTGACAAATACTTAATAAACACTCTTGCATTCGCATTGAGAAACAGACTTATAGCAGAAGCTATCTGTAGTGTTGATAGAACAGAAAACCTAAGAATCCAAAGTCCTTATGGTTCAACACCAACAGTAGTAGTACAAGCTCTTGCAGGTACATATTCACCAGCAGACTTTACAACTACAGATGATACACTAACAGTTACAGATGAGTTCATCGTTGCAGAGCATATAATGGATTTCCAAAGTCTATTGTCAAACTTCGACCTGTACGCAGCTAGAATTGACATAATGACATACAACGTAAAGAATAAAATTGATAACTACGTTCTTAATAATCTTTGTGAAGATGGTACAGGTACATATACAACACCAGTAGGAGGATTTACAACTGCTGCAAACGTAAATACTATCATGGCTAACTTACAATCAAAATTCTTAGGATATGCAGAAACTTACAATGGTCTATTCCTAGTTGTTGAAGCTACAGATACAGTAGGTATCGTACAAGCACAAGCAACAAACGGATTTAACTATGCAGATAACGCACTAAGAAACGGATTGTTTACATCTTACATGGGTATAGACATCTATACTGTTGTAGCAGGAACATTTACTGACGCGACTGTAGGTACAAAAACTTGGACAAACTTAGGACATAGAGTAGCAGGTGTTAAAAACATGGCTACATATGCTGCACCAAGAGGTGTGAAAGTTGAAGAGAAAATGGTTTCAGGTAAAACTGGAATGGAAGTTGTAGTATACGGATACATAGGATTTAAACTATGGTTCAACAATACTCCACTTATTATCGACATAACTTTAGCATAAATTACTAACCCTCTTTGGGGGGTTGTAGTGCTTACCTCCCACCGATATAAGCATTACAATCTCCCCGAGAGGAATAAATAAACAAATATATGGCACTAAAGAAAAAAGTAATTGTTGAAGAAACTATAGAAGATGTGGTTGTAGAAACTCCAAAATCTAAAGTATCAACAGAATACAAACAACTTCTAGCTTTGATTGAATCTTATAAGGAATCAAATCCTGAAAAGTATGAAGCAAAGAAAGAAACATTATTAGCTAAACTAGAAACACTAAAATAATATGTCACAATTAAGAGGAACAAATCTTGTAGTTGATACAGTACAAGCAAAAAGAAGCGTAATATCAGGTTCAGGTGCTACTAGAACACTTAACGAGAATGAGTCAGGCTCAACAGTTTTGTTTGATAGAGCAGCAGGAATTGTATTTACATTACCAGTTTCAAAACCTGGTACATTCTTTGACTTTGCAGTTACAACAACAATAACATCAAACAGTGCTAAAATTATTACAGGAGCAGCTACAGAATTCCTAATCGGAGGTCTGACATCTGTTGATACTGATTCATCTAACGCTGTTGCATTTTTCTCAGGTAATGGTTCGACTCACATCGCTGTTACTATGAATGGTTCAACAACAGGTGCAGTATTAGGTACTAAATTTAGAGCTACTTGTTTATCAACAACAAGATGGATGATTGAAGGTCAAACATTTGGTACAGGCGTAGTAGCCACACCATTCTCTACAAGTTAAAACGTAGATATGGTATAATATCATTATATGAAGAAAGATATTAGATGGAAAATTAATAAACACGATATTCCTACATACAATGTATGGGTTGGAATGAAAAGTAGATGTTATAATAAAAATTCATTGAAATATCCATCTTATGGAGCTAGAGGAATAAAAGTGTGTGATAGGTGGAAAGAATTTAATAATTTCTATGACGATATGTTTATTGGATATAAAAAAGGTTTAACCTTAGATAGAATAAACAACAATGGAAACTATGAAATAGAAAATTGTCGATGGACAATACCTAAAGTACAAGCAAATAACACTAGAAGAAATAAGTATATTGAACATAATGGTATTAAAAATACTTTGACTGAATGGTCTAAAATATTAGGTGTAAGTCATTCTTTTTTACAAAGAAGAATAAAACTCGGATGGAATACATACGATGTTTTATATAAACCTCATAGATATAAGACCAACTAACCTTTAATGGTTGGTGAAAGCATAATCGGTGGTTTTCATTAGCAATTAAATAAATAAAAACATAATGACATTAGTATTCAATGATACAGCTACAAAATCAGGTATTTTACAAGATTGTGAAGTACGCATTTTTGGTGATGAGGGTTATGGTTCAATAACTAATGATACTAATAGAAAATATCAGTTTACAGTTAAAGCTAACCAAGCACTTGATAGAGTTGTGTATTTAATACTTACATCAGACGGACGTTGGCAATTTGATGATAACAACTATACTGACATGGCTATTGGTTTGACTAATGTTGTGTCAGGACAAAGAGATTATACATTCTCATTAGAACATTTAGAGATTGAGAAAGTTTTAATACAAGACGCAGGTGGACAATGGCATGTAATAACTGCTATTGACCAAAACGACCAAGATGTAAACGCATATCTTGAAAACAATGGTGTAAGACAAGGTACACCAACAAGATACGACAAGCGAGGTGATACTATCTGGCTTGATGTTACACCTAATTACAATGTAACAAACGGACTAAAAGTATTCTTTAAAAGAGGTGCTTCATACTTTGTATCTACTGATACAACAAAAGTTCCTGGTATTGCTTCAATATTCCATAAATTCGTATCATTGCACATGAGTGTGTCTTATGCAGTTGATAAGACAATGCCAAACATGGTTTCATGGGCAAATTTATTAGCAGTCGAGGAAGCATCTATTAAATCTTTTTATACAAAAAGAAATAAGGATGAAAAGCCTGGAATAAGACCATTAATACAAAACAACCAATAATATGCCTACTACATGGGATAACATAGAAAAATCAGGAGGAATAACAGGGGGATGGTCTTTTAATGAAACAAACATTTCTTTTAACCAATCTCTTGATATAGATACAGGTAATACAGTTTTTTTTAATGGATTAGGATTATTGGCAATTTGGACTAACTTAACAAAAATATAAAATAATATGACATATATATCAAACACATTTCCAACATCAATACAGTCTGCAACAGACCCTGTAGCTACAGACCAAGTTGCAACATTTGACCATGCAGGTCTTGAAACATATCAAAATGATTCAATAGAAGCACTTAAAACAAAAGTCGGAGTAGACGGGTCAGCTGTTACAACATCACATGATTATAAATTAGGTGAGGTTATTACAACTGATAAAGCAGTAGGTAAAACAGCTACACAGACTTTAACTAATAAAACACTTACATCACCAACAATTACAAACAAGACTTCAACAGGGACAGATAATGGTACAGAAACTCTTGTTAATAAGACTTTAACATCTCCGACACTTACAACACCAACAATATCAGGAACAGGGTTTACAAACGCACAACATGCTCATACAGGAGCTACATCAGGAGGGCAATTATCAGAAAGTGCACTGCTGTTAACAGATGTTACAACAAATGATGCCTCTATAACACAGCATGGATTCATGCAGAAATATCCAAACAACACTTCTACATATTTAAGAGGTGATGGTACATTCTCTACAATAACAGGTATAAGTAAATTTGGAGGTACAGGCGCTGATAGTGCTTTAACCATATCGTCAGGAACAACAAACATAGATTTAGGGGGTGTTCAGGTATTTGTAAGAAACTATACATCTATTTCTATTACAGGAACAGGTGCTTTAACTTTTACCAATCCACACGCAAATGGAACTATAATTATTTTCAAATCTCAAGGTAATGTAACTATAACATCTTCAGCAACAAGAGGTATTGATTTGAGATTATTAGGAGCTACTGGTGGAACTATGACAGGTGGTTCAGGTGGAACTGGAGGTCGTGGTGGTGGTTGTTTATATATTGAGTGTGCAGGAGCATTAAACTATACAGGTGCAATAGACGCTTCAGGTCAAACAGGTGTTGGTAGTACCCCTGATGCTAACGCTTCAGGTAATTGTGCAGGTGGTGGAGGTGGAGAAGTTGTAATTTTATATTATACATTAACAGCAAATTCAGGTACAACAACTGTAACAGGTGGAGGAAACGCAGGTTCTCGTGCAGGAAGTTCTGGTGGTTCTGTAGTTGGAAACAATGGAAGTAATGCTCTTGGTATACATTTAATATTAAGAGGAGGAAATGGTGGAGGTAGTACAAACTCAACAATATCAACCATAATGGGTATAACCCCATCATTATTAACTTTATCGTCTAAATATATACCTTTATGTTGTGGTTCAGGAGGAGGTGGTGCTCAATATTCATCAGTAAATGACGGACAGGCAGGTATAAGTATAGCAGCTACATTAAACGGTATTTCTATAATAGGAGCTAACACAGAATTTCAATAAAATATGCAAGAACAAATTAATAACCTACAACAACAAATAGATGAGTTAAAAAATCAATTATCAAATGTTGGTATGCCTATTGAGTTAAGAGAGATTATGAGAAATGAAGTTGTTAAGGATGCTATTGAATCAACTGTAGGTACAACTACCACTACATACACTATTACAGCAGTACCACAATCAATTAACGTTATTACTCCTACAATTCCAACTTTGTTTCTAATTATTAAATGGAGAGGTGCAGAGTATAAAATACCATATTATGTATAAATTATTTCAAAACAATATAAAACAATTAAATGTAGGAGATGTACAGGGTACACTTTTTAATACTTTTAACTGCGACTTAACATATAACAAGGGTAAAATGTCAGTTGCACCAAGAACACGCATTACAACTAATACGATTACAAACATGGGTACACCATGTGCTTTTGCGTTTTATAACGGACTATACTATTCAATTATGGGAACTAGATTATTTAAAGCTAGTAATCCACAAGGAGCTTTTACAGTTGTTACAGCAGGTGTAGGTTCAACTTATGCAGCACCAACAGACTGTGACAGTAGATATTCTGATTTAACTGTATTTAATGGACAATTAATTATTTCTACAGAAAGTGCAATCTATAGGATGGACACATTAGAGCTGTTTGATAAAATAGATGGTGTTTCTCCATTATCAAGTGCTACTGTTAGACCTGTAACAGTTTATAACAATAGACTTTATTATACACGTTTGCCTTATACAATAGTTTCCTGTGATACAACTTATGCAATATCATCTACAGCAGCGTCTGCATATAACATAACATTATCACCAAGCAGTGTTGTTACATTTATCAAATCCCATTCTGTTGGACTATATATAGGTACTACAAAAACAGATGCAACAGAGGGGGAGGTTATTGATTGGAATGGTGAAACTAAAAATACACCAAGAGCAGAGTATAATGTCTACGCACAAGGAGCTTTATCAGCCTATGTTGATAACAGATTATTTTATGTAATGAACAGTGATGCCATATTACTACAATTTAACGGAGGTAAGTTTGTTGAGGTTGCCAGATTGCCAGTTAGACGTAATGCTTTATACAACGCAAACGCTACAGGTTCATCAGGTAGTGATAGATTTATACATCCTAATGGTATGACATTGATTGATAATAACTTATCTCTTTTAATTAATGCCACTAATAATGATGGTTCAGGTACACAAGAAGAGAATATACATTCAGGTATATGGGAGTTTATTGATAGTAAAAGCTATACTCAAAACAATATAACTTATTCGTCAGGTGGTAGTTTATATCATAAGTATTCAATGTCATATAACACTATAGGGGGTACACAAACTGATAATGGACAGATTATATTAAAAGGAGTAGGTGCTTTATATAATACTTATGACTTATCAAGCTTTTCAAATGCACAGAAAGGTAACTTTTTAGCAGGTGCTAGTTTTTATTCAGATGCTACAACTGTTGGCTATGGAGCTTTTACAGATAACTACTTTGATGATGAACAGAAAGCTGGTTTCTTTTCAACAGTACAATTAAGAGCCGAGAACTTTGAGGATATGTGGCAGAGAGTAACAACACTTTATACACCAAGTAATAGTTTTAATTTTGTATGGAAATATAGAAAGAAAAGAACAGACCACATAGATTTTACAATTACATGGGTATCAACAACAACATTTACAACAACACAGGTGGGAATAGTAGAGGGTGATGAAATAACTATCATACAAGGCAAAGGAGGGGGTCGTGTAGCACATGTAGTAGGTACTCCGACCTTCTCATCACCTAACTACACAGTTACGCTTGACGAGGCAATTATCAATGTTTCAGGCACTGCTAAGGCTAGATTGCAGAAATGGAAAAAGATAGGTATAATTAATAATATAGATAGGTTTTATCAAGAGGTGGTTATTGGTAATCCTAGTACATTAATAGAATTAAAATGTGCAATGGTAGCAATTAGTGAAGCAACTATTGACGAATTAATACTAGATAATAAATTAAACAAATAAAATGCAACCAACCACAGAAAAAATAACAGTAAGTCAAAATGACTACAACAATTTAGCTGATTGGGCTAAACCTAGTTATCAGGTACAAACACAAACAGCACCAACATTGAATCAGACTAATAATCAGATACAACAGACACAACCACAAGCTAGTCTTGCTATTACACCTCAATCATTACAGCAAGCACCACAGATTAAAATACCTAGTATAAAAAATACTGACACAACAAGTGCTGGTATTGTTGCTAGTACACAACCTAGTGTACAAACAGCACAAGAAAATTATAATCAAGTACAACAAGCTGCAGGTACACAAGCACAAGATGCACAATCAGCATTGCAAAGAATGGCAGAAAATATCTTTGGACAGAAAGCCGATGCACAATCTAATCAAGTTAATTTAGAGAACCTAGCAGGAATACAAGAGCAACTTAAAGCAGTAGGAGAGATAAATACTAGTATTGCTAGTGAGCAAACAGCATTACGTGGTCAACAAGAGAAAGTAAGACAAGGATATGCTACAGAAGCACAGAAACAAATATCAAATGATACACTAAATGACACTTATGGTAGACGTTTAGCTGATTTAGCTATTAGACAAAGTGCAGCTAATCAAAACATTACATCTATAAGAGAAAATGCAGAGCGTCAAACTAAACTATTAACAGCACCTCTAGATACTAAAATACTATACCTATCAACATTTGGTAAAGATAATGTGGACTTTTTAACAAAGGAACAGCAAAACAAGTTGGCGTTCATTTCTGATGACTTGAAAACACAAAAAGCAGATATTACAGCCTTGCAAAATGCAAAGACTGCCATGATAACAGAGATTGCACAAAATGGAGGAGGTACAAATCAAGCTTTAATTAAACAAATACAAGATGCAAAAGATGCTGGTACTGTTACCTCAATAGGTGCAAGTTCAGGTTTTATTGGTAAGACCGATAGAGCATATAAACAAGCACAGACAGCTAATATCTATAGTGAAATTAATAAAAGAAATGCTGATGCAAAGGCTACAAGTGTTTCTAATACAGTATTAAATAATCCTCAGTATGCAGGAGCATTAAATGTTATCTTGGGTTCAGAAAAATTTACTAAAGAACAAAAAACAGCTGTGGTTAATGCAGTAAATACTGGTCAAGACCCAGTACAGGTTATAAAGAATCAAGCAAAAAATGTTATGGGACAAACAGAAGCTACTGCTTTAGGTAAATTAGAGGCACAAAAAAGTGCAACCTTAGCATTGCAAGATAGTCTTAATAAATATTATGCAGCAGGAGGTAAGACAAATATATTTAAAGGAAACTTAGAAAGTGTAATTAATAAATTAGGAGAAGTACAAGACCCTAAACTTGTAGAATTAGCAGTTGAAACATCACTACAATTACAAGCATACAAAAATGCTATTACAGGTACAGCAGCAGGTGTGCAAGAGTCTAAGGATATTAGTGCAGTATTTCCTGGTATAAATAAATCAAGTGGATTAAATCAAGCCATAATTAATGGTAAGATTAAAGCGTATGATGGTGCTATTGATGGAACTTATCGAAGTACACTAGGTTCAACTTATGACCAATTAAAACCAAAGGCTATTGAAACAACAATAACACAACCAACAAATCCGTTTTCTACAGCATTAGGTCAAGGACAGACTGTTATACAAAATACAATATTTGACCCAACAAAGGGATATATATTACCAACAATAAAAACAAACTAATATGGCAACACTAAAAGAAGCATTACAATACGCAAGTCAAAATCCAGATAGTGATTTTTCTAATCAATTAACACAGCATATAAAAACTGGTGCAGCAGATTTAGAAGCTAAATCTTTAGGTATTGATTTAACACCTATAAAACAATATAATCCTAAACCGATAACACCAGTTGCACAACCAGAGCAAAAGCAAGGTTTTTTGTCAAAAACAGTTGGGGTTTTAAAAGGTATTGGTAATGCAATAACATCAAGTGAACAAGCACTAGGTCAAGATATTGCTGCAAGTATAGGTGGAAATTTATTTGCTAAAGATATAGCAAAACAGCAACAAGCCTTATCAGATGCAGATTTAAACTATGTTAAAACATTAAAACAACTTCGTGATAAAGCTAAAGTAGAAAATAAGGACATAAGTCGTTATGATAATTTACTGGCTAATTATAAAACTACTACAGGTCAGACTATATCTGATTTGTTTCCAGCATTAAATAAAACTAACATGCAGGTTGTTGGCGATATTGCAGGTACAACATTAGACCTATTAACAGCAGGAACTTATAAAGGTTTAGCAACAACAGGTAAATTATTAACTACAGCAGAAAAAGCAGCACAGGCAACTAAAGCAGCACAGGAAGCAAAAGCATTAAGTAATTTTGCAACAGGAATTGAAGTTGCTACAAAGTATGGTACAAAACCATTGACAGGAGTTGTTGAAAAGGGATTATTAGAAACTACAAAAAATATAGCAACAAAAACAGCTGTTACATCTGCAAAAGGTGCAGGTATAGGTTATGGATATGATGTTGCAGGTAATTTACAAAGTGGCAAGACAGGTGCAGATGCAGTAACTCCTGGATTTGGTACGCTTATTGGAGGTACTTTGCCTGTAGTTGGTGGTCTATACAAAGCAAGTGCAGCTGTAACAAAAGAATTAGCACCTCGTATTATAGGCAGTCTTGTAAAACCAAGCCTTGCAAACTTTGCTTATGGTGCTAGACCAGATAAGGTAATAGTTGATATGGGTATAACAGGAAATAATCTAAAAGATTTTGGTAATAATGTTTATAAAGCAAGAGATTTAGTTGGTAATGATTTAGGTAATATATACAGTAACTCAAAGAATAAAGATTTATTATTTAATATTACAGATGAGGTTGCAAAAATAGATGAAGAAATTTTAAAACAAGCAAAAGGAGGAAAAAATAATCAAAATATTGTAAGCACTCTACAAAATGTTAAAGATGCCTTGCTATATGAACAGGGTATTGATAGTGCTGGTAATATAGTTAAGAAGTCTAACTTACCTAAAAATCTAACGTCAATACGTACAGAAGATTTATTTAAACTTAAACAAGATATAGCAAATCAAACACGATTTACAGGTAATCCATCAGACGATAAAACAGTAAATGCTATACTTAAAAATATGTATGGGGGTATCAAGGAAAAATTAAATAAAGCTATTGAAAAAAATAATCCTGAAATAAGAAAATTAAACGAGCAATATGCTGGACTAACATCAGCTGAATTAGCTATAAATAATCGTGAAAAAATAGTACAAAGACAAAATCTTATATCTATGCCAATTAAGGTAGGAAGTTCTGCAGCAGTAATAACAGCCATAAGTACAGGTGGTGCAGCTATTCCAGTAATATTAGCTGGTGTTGGAGCTGGTGTATTAGATAAAGCTCTTGGTTCAACAGCAGTAAAGACTAGATTGGCTAAATGGATGTCAAGTCAAAAACCTTCTACTGTTACAAAAATATTAGAAAAGAATCCAGCAATAAAAACAGTATTATTTAGAGTATATCCAAAGTTATCTAGTCAGTTAAATAATAATGAGTAATTATTCGTGAAATAAAGAATATGCACCAAATACTACAAAAAGTATAATATAAAACATAGAAACACAATAACATGGAACTAACCCAAGAGCAAAGAACTAAAATAAAGAAAGTAGCAAAACTAGTAGACTTTGAGTCTAAAGGTGCTGTTTCTCTACTGGAAGATATTTTTGAACTTGGTGATATGTATGAAAAGGATATACCTGAAATACGTGAACTTATTGAAGAACTTAAAAAAGAAAGACCAGACAGAGATGAGATAAAAGAAATGGTTGATGAAATAGTTAATGGTATTGAAATAAGAACACCGAAAGATGGAGAAGACTATGTTTTAACAGAAGATGACAAGAAAGAAATTGCATCTTTAATAGAAGTTCCTCGTCCTAAGCCTGATGTCATAATAGAAAAATATAATACTGAAACAATAATCAAAGAGCAACCTATTGAAATAATAAAAGAAGTAGCTGTTATAACAGATAATGAAATAACATCTCGTGGTGAGGCAATTAGAGATGGATTAGAGCTATTACAAGGAGAAGAAAGACTTGATAAAAAAGCTATAAAAGGACTTGATGATTATGATGAAATTGCAAGATTGGCAAAGACATCAGGGACAAGAACTTTTCCAGTAGGAGGTAATAGAGATTTGCAACAGGTAACAGATATGGGTGCTACAACAACAAATGCTGTTAGTATCCTTAACACTCTTAAAGTAAAACAAGCGACTACTAATGCAGTTATAATAGGTGATGTATCAGGAAATGCTAGGGGAAGTGGAGCATTAGATTTGCAGTCATCAAGAGCCTCAGTAACTAACGTTGCTTCTGGCACAAAGTCAATTGCTATAGGAACAAGCAACACTGCTTCTGCAAATTATGCCTTTGCTTTAGGTAATCAAAACCTTGCTTTAGTAAGCTTCTCTTCTGCTTTTGGATATGGCAACATGGTTTTAGCCTATGCTGCAACAGGTCTTGGATTTAACAACACTGCTTCTGGAGACTATTCTACCGCTTCTGGATATGCCAACACTGCTTCTGCTTATTCTGCTTCTGCTTTTGGATACAGTAATTTAGCTTTGGGGATTCGTTCTAGTGCTATGGGATATCAAAACACTGCTTCAGCAAACTATTGTATTGCTTCTGGATATGGCAACACTGCTTCAGGTTATAATTCAACAGCTCTTGGAATAAGTAACTATGTTTCAGGAAACTATTCTAGTGCTTTGGGATATGCTAACAACACATCACAATATTTTAGTAATGCTGTTGGAATAAGCAATTCTGCCTCAGGCTATCAAAGTGCCGCTTTTGGATATGGTAATACTGCTTCTGCAAATTACACTACAGCTTTTGGATATTTTAGTAATGCTTCGGGAGCTTATTCTGTAGCTTTAGGTGCAAATGCACAAGCAACAGCAAACGGATCTCTTGCAATAGGTTCAGGCACAAGTTCTGGCTATTACGAGTCAGATTTACGCACTCGGGC